CGGTGTCGGCGTTATGGATACGCGCTTCCTCGGTGAACCCCATTTTACCCACTAATCGCAATGCTTTGCTATTCCCGCTTGACACGGGAGCGATAATTTTGTCAACCCCACAGACGTTGAAGGGGTAGTCGAATATGGCCGCGAGGTAGGCAGGGGTCATTTTCCCCTGCACCGCTATGTGGCATACGACGGAGCGACCATTCCAGTTCTCGTACACCACACCGGCCACCAATTCGTCGTTTTGGCGTAGCCCAAGGGCGTTGGAGCGAGCGTCATGATAGCCGCCTCCAGTCTGGGAGCAGACCCATTCGCCCACTTCGGGGCTGCTTTCTATACGCCAGCCCATCCGATTTGATACACGATATCTGTGGAAGCCCATTGCAACTGCAAGTTTTTGCTAGTGCTGTTTAGCTGGATACCGGCGCAGTAACCGATGCCGGTTACGCCCTGCCAGTTGTTGCTAATGATCGTGTCCTGACCCCAAATGCCGTTGTCCCATGTAGAGGTGTTCCATGTGCCATACGTTGATGGCGAGTACGACAACGCTGCCGTAGACGGCGCAAGGTCAAAGTCCACGTTAATGTCGATATTGATGGCGGGCTGGCCATTGCTGAACAAGCTAGGCCGTGCGCGGGTAAAGTATTTCTTTACGCCCCGCGAATCAAAGTAGTTAAACGCCTGCAAAGCCCGACCGTCGATATTGTTAGTGTCATCAACGTAGCCGGTGCTGCCAATCGTCCAACACTTGCCGACAAACTGATTACCACCGAAATACGGGTCGTCATTTAGTAGGTTGAAGCAGTTAGCGCCCCACCCCGTAAACCGGCACCAAGCCTTCGTAATGTTGTTCATCACGAATTGCTCTTGCGAACCCGTGGCAACCGGCACGTTCACAATCAACGCATTGTTGTTTGCGTTGTAAATCATGCCCCAGCCGAAGTTGTTCTTGTAATTCTGGGCAGCAGCGGCAAACGCGCCCTGAATCTTGTCTGACAACGCCACGTTGGGGTCGAGGCGGGACGACTGCAACGCTGAAGCAAGCGGGAACAGCCCGTCTAGCGTCAAAAGCAGCAAGTCGCCGCCGTATTTCATCATGCAACGCTTGGAAATAGGCGCACCCACCATCCAAACGCCGATCAGCGCCCATGTGGAGGCGCTAGAGGGGTCGGTGCCGCGATAAACGATGATTTCGCCCTTGTCGGTGACAAACACAAGGTTGTCATCCACACCGTAACCGGCGTCAATCGTCCACGTTCCGACCGCTACCAGCGTACCGCCGAGCTTGGCGACGGCAGACAGGTCAAGTTCCTGCGCTGCGCCGCCCACCGAAAGCGTCGGCAAGTACCACGCTTTGAGAGTGTCCTTTTGGATAAACCAAATACGGTTCTTAAACAACGTGATATTGGCAAGCGTGGTGGTTGTGACGCCCGTAATGGCAGGCGTTGACGCTCCATCTAGCGCAACCCATGTGGAACCGTTGTACAAACGGGGCTTATCAACCCCGTTAACGCACATCATGTAATTACCGCCGGGGGTAGTTACGTTGATGTACTCCCACCGGGCGTTAGTCAGGCCGCTAACGACCGCTGCGCCCACCGCGCCTGCAGAGGTTACGTCGTAAAACCCCGTTCCTGACGCGGCAAACAGTTTGTTGGTAGCCGCTCCAGCGTAGCTAAAGAGGCTTTCTACCTGCCCCGGCAAGCCGGTAGCGTGTTTGACGTATCCACCGCGCAAATTGACGTTAGAAACGCCGGGGAACAGGTTATCCAGCGTGACGGCATCCGTGGGAGCCATGTTGGCGAGTGAGTCACGGGCGTTCCAGCCACCAATAGGCGCGGGCAACGAAGCGACGTTCGCCACCGCACGTTGTACAAATCTTCTGCTTCTCAAAGCCATTATGATAACATCCCAATAGTCATATTAAGGGGATTAACATGGAAAATTGGAAACCTGTTGTCGGTTTTGAAGGTGTGTACGAAGTTTCTGATTACGGGCGTGTGCGGTCTGTTAAAACCAACCGAATTAAGGCTTACACAAAGCACGTTTACGATTTGCGTCCTTTTATGAACCTTTGGAAAGAAAACAAACAAAAAGTTGTGCGACCGCATACCTTGGTTTTGACGGCGTTTGTTGGCCCAAGACCAAAAGGCATGGAGTGTTGCCATAACGACGGCAATCCTTGGAACAACTGCCTTACAAACTTGCGATGGGATACGCCGCGCAACAATCAACTTGATCGCATTAAACATGGCACCTCCAACCGTGGCGAACGATGCGCGGCGGCTAAATTGACCACAGCGCAAGTCAACGCCATCCTTTCGGATACCAGATTGCAACGTGAAATTGCTGCCGATTATGGCGTTCGACAAAACACCATAAGCCGAATCAAATCTGGGAAAAGATGGGGTCATGTGATTCCCAAATGAGATTAATTCTCAGCTCCAAATCCTGAGTCCGGAATGTTGTCGTAGCCGATTAGCACCGTACCCGGTCGCGGGGCAAACGACAGATTGGCCGAGGCCGTGTCCTGTGCAATAGCCGTCTCAAGCTCTTGCAAGTAATCGCGGTAGATGGCCGTGGTGTCAAAGCCCTTGGCCTCGAAATACTTGAGCTTGGTGGACAGCACCATCACCCGATCTGGGTAGATGCAAGTGTCCGAGTCGGCGGTAAAGCTGGTCTTGGGGGTGCCGTTAGCGGCATTAGCCCATGCGTTGCTGCGGTACTCAAAGCCGAGCAACTCGCCCGCGTTCATACCCGGCCAAATCTGGAAGTATTTGCCCAGCAAGCGCCAGCGAATACGCGGGCCGGTGCTGATGTAGCCCGACAGCAGCCATTCCCATTGTTGGGCAGACTCAGGGCCAAGCATTTCCCAACGCTTGCTCTTGTCCCAATGGGTGCGGTTTACCGTGCTGTAGTAGTCAGCTGGAAGGTCGTATTTGACCTTCTGGAAAATGACCTGTGCGTTGACCTGATTGGAGGTCGGTTCGTAGTTCAGCGTGACTTGGCTGGCGCTGTCTACGCTGGTGATATACGTCGCGTTGGGGATGCCATCGCCCTGCACTTGGTAGGAAGTAGACAGACCGGCAGTAGAGGGGATGCCCGTAATCGTGTACGCGCTATCCGTCCATGTGCCGGTTGTCGAAATGGCTTCCGTGTAGAACGTATGCTGGCGGGTCAGTTCTCGCCAATCAGCACGACGCATCAACTCGTAGCCAGAGGCGTTCATCAGCGCCAAGATTTGAATAACATCTTGGTTGCTGTTGCCCGCTACCGTAGCCGGTGTAGCAACGCCCAGCTCGTTCGTGACTTGCTGGACAAGTTGAAGCATCGTGGTCGTGGACATACGTTATCCCTCTGCGGCTATTTCCTTCGGCGGTCTGCCACGGCGCGGCTGCGAGCTAATAAGCTCTGCCATCTGCGCTTGCAGTTCCGCTAATTGCTTTTTCGTTTCTTCCAATTCCGCATTGTTGTCCATGCGGTTTTTGCGGTTGAGGTATTGACGGGCGCGTTCACGCAAACCCACGCCACCCATTCCGATACGCTGGAGTTGCGCGTCAGATGCCAAGGCCAACTGCTCAACTGTGATGAACTTGAGGATGGCAAGTTCCGCAACTTGGTCACGGTTAATTTCCTCTGGGGCAGCCTTGTGCCACTCCGAAATAGGCGTTCCAATCTGCGACGCCGCGCCTTCGCTTTGCTGCATTTGGTAGTAAAGCCATTGGCGCGGGAACCGCTCCTTGTGATCGTCTCGGGCAGGCTGGTCAATAATGTTCGTTTTATCGCCGGGAGCCATGATCCGAACGTAGGTCTTGCCTTCGTTGGCACCGTTGTCCTTTGTGTAGAACTCAACGTGCAACTGTGCGTCAGCATTTGAAACATCGCTATCTAGGGGCATTTTCCTTACTCCTGTGGGGATTGGGGTTGGTTAAATCTTCGAACCAGTCAACGTGTACCACATACTGTTAGACACAGCCCAACAGATGATGGAATGATCCTTTTTGCACTCTGCGCTGGTCGTTTGGTTAATGACCGTCGTAGATTCATAAGGATAAATCTTGATTACGTCAGCACCGGAATTGGTAATGTAAATTACCTCTCCCATTTCGGTTGGCGGCAACTTAACGCCGCTGCCTGCCGGGGCAGTATCAACCGAGTTAAATACATACCGAATCTGCGTAGCATTTCCGGCAGATGTTCCAGCCGCAACAATATCGTCAACACCGTCACCACAAATGGATACGGTAGAAAGTTGGCTAATGCCGCTGCCGAGAACGCGAGAGGGAATAGGCATTACGCTGCCATCCTCTCAGTACGGACGCGCATAATTTCGGCAATGAGACCCGGCCCTTTAACGTCTAGCGTTATATCGCCCATGACCTCAAACAATTTTTGAAATTCGTTGGCTTGCTGCGCCATAGCGGCATTGCAGGTGAATTTCTTACCCGCTGGGCCACCGACGTACACATCTACCGAGGAACCGCTACCTTCACCCGTAAATCGCTTGATACCGGCAGGGCTATTACACGAGTCATAGCCGTACATCGTAAATTTACGGAAACCGAGTAAATATCCAATGTTGATGGCCCGCAGGCCCGAGGTCGTGCCACCACCTACGGCGAGGCGGTTGGGGCCAATGGCCTCCATTTCCGCGCCTTCTGCCCACGAGTGCCACAACAAAATTTTGCGCCCTTTAAGATGCTCAAACGTTGAGGGCGGGCAACGTGAAGCGGGCATATAAACGGTATGGTCGTTTAACCGCTGGATACCGCTTGTACGGTCACGAGGGTCAAGGTTAACCCACAGATCGGGTTCTACCCCGTTTTCAACCAAAAAGTCGTGTGCGGCCTTTACAGCCACAATCGGACGGCCGGCGCGGCGATGCGCCTTAATCTCGTCAATGTAGTCCGGCATAGACCACCCGCTCGCCACCAATACGATGTTGCCATCGTGCTTGATGGGAGCGAGGGTCAGTTCTGGCAGACCACGGTCTAGCGCCGAGCGGATATTGGAACAAAGTTCCTCCGTCGTACCCGCCGCTATAACCGTGATCTCCAGAGGCTGCATGGTTAGCCAGCCGCGCCCGTCAGAACGTGCGGGTAGCCCGCAACGCAAGTTAGGGCCGTGGCACCGGAAGCCGTGGTCATGGCAACAACGCCAGCCACGAGACAACCGCTAACCACCGCATCGTCAAGCGTTCCAGCCGTCGCCGTCGTGTAGAGCGGGACAGCCGGGAGGCACGATGCAGCCAACTTAACAACCGGCTTGCCGCCGATCTGC